TATATATTAATTCTCTAAAAAAATATCGTGAATATTAACGATATTTTTAATTATCGAGCATATAAACGATATTAGGAATTAATTTGATTTAACCTAGCGATGATTTCGTCAACAGTTTTTTGTTGTTCTTCTGTTAAGGTTAAATTTGCATCTTGTTGTGTTACTTCTTCAGTATTAACCGTAACTTCGGTTGGTTGTTCTACTGTTTTAGTTTTGTTCTTTTTACATCCGCAACCCATAGTAAATTGTTTTTTTATAAATATTTTGTTTTATTGATTTTAATTCCCTATATTACATAATATAAAAAATAAAAATGTCAATATCAATGGATAAAGAATTTAATCTAGTAAAAAGTGTATACAACTCTAATTTTGAGGCCATCAAGAGTATTATGGATTTATATAAAATCGACAGATTCGATTTGGATTGTACCTATTCGACAGGTTCTTTTTGGAAAAATTTACCAGGACCAATTAATAAGACCGATTTATTTCCTAGCAACGAGATTGTTACCCAAGCGAATTCTGAAAATTTACCTTTTGAAGAAAATTCAATGAATAGTATTATGTACGACCCACCATTCGTAGTTGCTGGTGCATCATATAAAAAGAATAAAGAAGGGAGTTCTATTATAGCAAAAAGATTTGAAGGTTATACTAGTTTTGAAGATTTGAAAAACAATTATTACAATACACTCAAAGAACTGTACAGGATATGTAATAAAGGGGGGTTTTTGGTTATGAAGTGTCAAGATACGGTCTCAGGAGGTAAACAACACTTTACACACGTAATGATTATGAATATGGCATATTCATTAGGTTTTTATCCAAAAGATTTATTTATACTACATAACAAAGTGAGACTCAATAGTTTCGGAACGAGATGGTCTAAACAAGAACATGCAAGAAAATATCATTCTTATTTTTGGGTGTTTGAAAAAGTTAAACCAAAAGTAAAATATGACTTTGTTAATACTATCCCACAGGATTTAACGGTGACCCAAGATACATAGCAACTTTATCACCCACCTTCCAACCATCACAGGTACCCGCGGGAAATTCAATTACATGGTCACCAATACCACTATAACGGGGTGGATTCATACGATGAGGGTCCGCAGGAGGACAATTAGGATGTAAATGGTTTATTCTATTATTAAGGACAAAAACAATATCTAAAGGAATTAAACAATTTTTCATCCAAAATGAATGATGTCCTTTACCCATTTTAAATACCATACAACCATCCAATTCTTGTCTACCCATCATTCCTTTTTGGATATCCTCAGGACTTGACAGATATTCTGCTTTAAATGTTTTGTTATTGATGTGTACAGACATATTAATAATTATTTTGTATTCCTAAATAAATTTATTATATTTGTTTTATGGAAAGTATTTTTGGTGGATTCTTTGATTATGAATCAAAAAAACAATTAGATGATTATCTGATAAATGGTTTAGATAAACCAACGGCATTAAAGATAATCGAACTTGCAATTGAAACTCTACAGAGTCAAGGTGTGTTTTCCCTGGCAGAATCACACACTCTTTTCAAATGTTTATGTAAATTAAAAGAAAACGATGAAGACAAAATATTATAAAGATTTTTTTATTTATAAAAAGAAACATCACTGGTTTATATTACCCGCTATTGTGTTTTATTACGATAAGGATGAATATTATGGTGATGGTAAAACTTCACCATCTTGGGGTATAACAGTAAGATGGTTACAATTTATGATTGGATTTCAAATACAAAAAGTACATGAATAACATAGATAAACAATACCAACAATTATTAGAAGACATTCTAAATAATGGTTTACAAAAAGAAGATAGAACTGGTACTGGTACAATATCTCTATTTGGTAGACAAATCCGTCACAAAATGAGTGAGGGGTTTCCTCTGCTTACAACAAAGAAGATGCATTGGAAATCTATTGTAACCGAACTTCTTTGGTTTTTGAGAGGTGAAACTAATATCAAATTTCTATTGGATTACGATTGTCACATTTGGGACGGTGATGCTTATAAACGATATGAGAGAGCAAACACATGGGAATTACAAGATACCCCACCAATGAATGAGTTTATCAAAAGAATAAAAGAAGATGAAACATTCAGAAAAACATGGGGTGAGTTAGGACCTATTTATGGTAAACAATGGAGAAGTTGGAGTGGCCCGTATAATGATGGGTTTGGTGAAAATATAGACCAAATCCAAAACCTAATCAACGAACTAAAAACAAATCCGGATAGTAGAAGATTAATGGTATCTGCTTGGAACGTTGGTGAATTAGATAGAATGGTATTACCACCTTGTCATTATGGATTTCAAGTTTATACAAGACCAACAACAAGAGATGAAAAGATTGTTAATCCAGGAAAATATAGAGCAATCTCTTTAATGTGGAATCAAAGGAGTGTTGATACATTTTTAGGATTACCATTTAATATTGCTTCTTATGCATTACTATTGGAGATTATTGCGAAAGAAGTAAATATGGTACCCGATGAATTGATTGGTAATTTAGGGGATACACATTTATACTTAAATCACATTGAACAGGCGAAAGAACAAATCAGTAGAACCCCTTATGGTTTACCAACAATAGAAATTACAGAAAGGAATTGGTATATACATGAAAAAGTAAAAGAACATTTAGGAGAAAAAACATTAGACGAAAAATTAAAAAGTTACAGACCGGATTGTTTTGAATTAATTGGATATCAGTCACACGAAAAGATAAGAGCAAAATTAAGTAATTAAAAAACCCCGATAACTTATTTGTTATCAGGGTTTAAAGGGGGATTTACATCCTTCCTTGTCCACGATAGTTCTTTTCAGTTCTATCGTGTTTGTTGTGTGTTTTAGAGGCTTTACCACCCTTTCTTTTCCCGAAGGAAATTTTGGTCGAAGCACCGCCCTTACCTTTTGCTTTAGCCATAAAAATTGTGTTTCTTATAAGTATATCCCAAATTAATTTATTATATTTGTATCATAAATAATAGAATGATATATGGAAGAATTATTCAAACAAGAATATGTTTATGCGTTAATCACACCATTTAAAAATTATTCAAAATTCCCAAAAGAAACACCATATTCTAATATAAATAAAAAAAGTTCATATGATGATATATTTGGAGGGACTACCACAAATTATCATAACCAAGATTATACAGAAGTTCAACCTATTGAATTAAATGAATATTCCCATAAAAGAAAATTATGTTTTTTTTACATTGATGATGAAATAAAAGAACCTGCGTTATTTCAATATGCAAAAAAGAACTATGTTAATGGGAATGTAAGTTATAAATTCTTTACAACTAAAGATAGACACATAAAAAAACATTATGGAAATCCTTTTAGTGAAATAACAATTCATCTAATCAGAAGGAGTGTTGTGAGAATCGGTGATAAAATTACCATTAAAGCTTACAGACACACTAAACACAGATACTTTAACAACAAATACTTTAAAAAAAATACATTTGTCGAATCGTTAACAATCAATACGAAAACAGGAAATTTTACCCTATTAAGTTATTCGATAGGAAGGAAGGGTTCAAAAAAAAGAGTATTTAGAACTAATTCGTTTAATTTTCTTAAAAATGGATTTTTAAATGGACCAGACGGACCTTTTAGATTTTTGAGAAATCATTCTTCAAATCATCAAAAAGTAGATAACGAATTATCGAAGTATATGAATGATTATGAATTCAACTTTGCAATAAAAGAAATATTGGGATTTAATTCTTTATTATTCGGTAATGGTTCACACTTCAAAGAATATTTTTATAGTCAATTTATGGAATGGTTTGTTAAAACAAAAAAAATTAAAATTCCAAATGATTATACACATCTTCTATCTAACATGTATCCTACGGAAAAATATCTGAAAAAAAATGACAGAAAACTAATTTCATCAATTTTAGACATGTTTCAAATTAAATCAAAAATTACAAATAAAATTGTACATGACAATCCAAACATAGAATTTGATGTTTTATGTAGATTGTGTTATTTGTTTGGTGAGGATTTTCCTAAATACATCGGTTCAATAAACAAAGAAATATTACACAATTCTAAATATAAAACACAAGTATCATCCCCTTTTGGTCTTGAAAAAATGTCTAAAACATTCATATCCAGTTTTAAAAATCACGATTTCACAATAAAACAAGTTGAAAAAGAAAATCTTGTTAAATTATTAAATTCCCATAATATTGGTGATAATAGAAATTCATTTATTGGTCATAGAAATTCCTTCAACGATTCCTCGTTGGGGTTAATTTGGGATCACTTTAGAATGATAAAAAAAATAAGAGAGTTTCAACCTGATTTAATTATGAGGGCAACAAATTGGGAAAAATTTAACGAAGAACATAATGAATTGACCAAAATAATTAAAGCAATTAAAAAGGGTTATGTAATTCAATATGTGTATCCTGAAAAAACAATAAATGAGATACAACAACCAATAAAATCATTTAAAAGTATAGAAATTGGTGGAGGTCTGAAAGGAACTGATATGGATGATTATACATTAATCATACCACACGTTTTAACAAGAGAAGAAGAATATGTTGAAGAGGGAAGTTTTATGCATCATTGTGTTGCCACTTACGCTGAAACTGACACTTCTATGATTGTATCTTTAAGAACTGAAGATAAACAAGACAGAGTTACTTGTGAATTTAGATTATCCGATGGTCACCTAATTCAAGCTAGACATTTTTCAAATAAAACACCGCCAGAATATTTTGAAGGGGCCATTGAACATGTTAATGATATTATTAGATTAAATGCTCGTTACGGAACTTTAGGTTGGTTAAAAAAAGAAAGGGTTCCGGTAAAAATAAATGGGGTGGAAATAAAAAAAGAAGATAGGGAACCAAGAAGATTGATAGATATTTTAGATTTTGACGACGCACCACCGTTACCATTTTAACTACACAATTTCCTTAAATCCATATATCTTTTATATATGGATTTATTGTTTGAATATACACAAGAAAAAACGGATAGAAAACATAAGACATTAAATGTTTGTAATTTTATTCTTTCACGTAATAGTGAAATGATTGAATATTCAAGTTATTTTAATTTTGATTATAATAGGTTTGGTACAAAACAAAAAATTACATTCCAACATTCATTTATTGTAAATTTAACAAATGGTGATATTGACATTAGTTATAAAATTATTAACAATGATTTGATAGAAGATAAGTTATTTAGAAATACATTTAAACATAAGAAAAATGATTTTAAAATGTTATTTGACTTGTCTGAAAACGGTTTTGAAAGAGGTGAAAAAAGATATAATTATTGGGGTGTTAAATTCAAAAGAGCAAAAGATGAATTATTAGTTATTTTTTATAATCAAATAAAAGATTATTTCAAAAACGATTTCATAAGTCATAAACTACAAAAAGGTGAATACCACATAAATCATCTATATGATATGTTGGTAGATTTACATTTAGAATTGAAAGGTATTAAAGGACACGACGGAATCTATTTTGATATTCAACACGAATATCCAAAGAAAAAATGGTTAGAAAAAAACGAATATAAGTTTTTACCTGCGGTACTTGATTCTTATAATATCAAATCAAAATATCTTATTGGTGAATTAAATAAACATACGGACAAACCGGTTATGATTTCATCTTTAAATTATCTATGTAAACTTTTTGGTTCAAACTACATAGATTATTTGAGACAAATAAAATGGGAACACCATTGTTATGATGCAACACCGAATAAAAAAACTCATGAATTAAAAAATGAATCAGAAAAAAATTCTTTAGTGAGTGTTATTAACAAATGGGAAAAGGACACATTAAAAAGTGATTCGTTAATTTACATGTTGAACAAACTTTTTACAATAAGAGAGGTGTTAGAACAAAAAGGTTTAAATCTAAAATTCAGGGCTAAGAATGATCATGAATTTGAAAATCTAATGGAAATTTGGTCGGGGTTCAAAATACATTTTACAAGAGGATATAAAGTAAAATATCTTTTACCTAACAATGTAATTAATGATTTGGAAGAAGAATTTAAATTGGGTGATATGAATTTTAAACCTAAATTAATATTATCAGAAGAAGATTTCAGAATCGAGGGATATACAATGAAAAATTGTATGTCCAAACAATTTCCTCATGGTGCGATTTATATTTTTGTTTCATTACAACACAAAAGAAAGAAAATCAATTTACAATATAGGAAGGGACAGTTAGTACAATCTTATGGAAAGGCAAATACAGTGGTTCCGAAATTATTTGAAGAGGCAATATGTTATCTTACTAACAAGTTTAAAAAATACTCCAACTTAGAATGGAGGAAAGAAAAATACGATTTCATAACTCATTGATAATCAATGTATAATTTTTTTTGTTAATTCGAATTATTTTTATAATTTCGTAGTAACTAAACAATAAACAAATGACTTACCTATCTGTATGTAGTGGTATTGAAGCTGCTTCGGTTGCTTGGAAACCACTTAAATGGAAATGTGTTGGTGTGTGTGATTTTGCAACATTCCCACAACAAGTGTTGACACATCATTATCCAAAAACTCCTTTATTTACTGACATAACTAAACTTAACCAAAATGAAACGTACAAAAAAACAAAATTCGACTTATTGGTCGGAGGAACGCCTTGTCAATCTTTTTCCGATGCAGGGCTCAACAAAGGAATGGATGATATCCGTGGTAGAATCTCACTTGAGTATGGAAGAATTCTTAAAGAGAAACGACCCACATGGTTCATTTGGGAAAATGTCGAAGGCGTTTTTAAAAACAAACACAAAAAAGCCCTATGTGAAATCATCTCAACTTTCACAGGTGTTAACTTTAAACCAGAAAATCTCGACAAACAAGGTGTTGTCCAAGGAGAAGAATACTCCATCGCTTATAGGGTTTTCGACAGCCAATACTTCGGAGTTCCCCAACGACGCAAAAGAATCTATATTGTTGGATATCGTGGAAAAAATTGGAGATTCCCGTTCGCCGTACTATTTGAAGAAGGATGTTTTGAAAGCGTTAAAGAAAAGAATAAAATCAAGAGGGATGAGTACTCCAAAAATATTCTCGGACAAATTAAACTCGCAGGTACAGTAACCAAATCATATGCAACTACTTTAGTAGACGGTTTTGGAAAAACATCCACCTCAAACTATTGGGTGGATACTCACGGAATCAGAAGATTCACAGAAAAAGAACTCGAAAGATTACAAGGTTTTCCTGATGGTTATTTAGATTTTGAAATTAATGGAAAAAAACCTTCCTATTCGAGTGTTAAAGGTGGATTAGGTAATTCAATGACAGTCAATGTTATGTATTGGATTGGACAAAGAATCAATTTTATTGAAAAATATAGACAGAAATCAAAAGTTTTGAAATCCAAATAATTTTTATTATATTATTATAAATTAAATAAAAAAATGGCAACAAAAAGACCTGATATATTCAAAATGGTTGATTTACTCTATGACTATCACTATGAAAAAGCTGTTAGTCTTTATAAACCTGGTATAAGTTTGATGATAGAAGGTAGAATAGTTAGACTTGCCACAACTGCCGCAGTCGAACATTGTGATAGACAAATTCAAATGTTAAAACCAAACACAAAAAAAACAATATATAACCCCGAAAGATATTCTGACGAATTGGTATATTGGATTGCTGTTAAAGAAATTCTTTTAAATAAATTAGTATAATGCAACCTAAAGAAAGTAAATCAAAAAAACATTTTTATACATCTATGTTAAAAAGTATAATCCGAATAATTGGTTGTTGGGCGTTATGGGATTATTCATTAGGTAGTGCCGCAATTTTTTTCGGATTGGCAGAAGTGTTAGGTATCATTGAAGAATTTTAATTCGTGAATTATTATTTATTAAATTCGTTTATAAAAAAAATTAAAATGAAAACTTTCAAAGATTTAACATTCACACCAACAGAACCATTTCATAATGGAGTTAGTTCAAGAATTTTTTTCGAAAATGGATGGGGTGCATCAATAGTTAAACATGATTATTCCTACGGGGGAAGAGAAGGATTATATGAATTGGCGGTGTTATTAAATAATGAAATTCATTATGATAATCCTGTTTCTGGAGGAGACGTGTTGGGATATTTAACCGAAGAAGATGTCTCTGAATTATTAAAAGAAATACAAATATTATGAAAACAGAAACACAACTTAGAGCTGGTTTAACATTTTCACTTTTATTTTTGGTCATATTGTCTTTTCAATACATGAAACAAAATGATGAATTGACAAAATGTAAAGTAAATAAGGATTCATTGACAGGCGGTGATATCCAAAAGGCGGAATTACAAGATTCACTTTTCATACTACAAACTAATTTGGGTAGATATGAAATTGCATTAGAGATGTTGAAAGAAGAAGACAGTTTATGTGCACAAAAATTTGAAGATATTTTATATACAAAAACGGAATAATATGGTTCAAAGTGATGGTCAGTTTCATTTGGGTAATGGTGATTTTTTGAATATAAAATCAACACAAATTGTTAAATTACAAGAACAGTTTGTGGTATATAGTGAAGACGGCCCAATATTTTTAAATGTTGATGTTCAAGCCGATTTTGCTGAGATACCAAAAAAATATCATGAAATATTTTTTAATGTTCTTGCAGCAAAATACATGAATAAAGTTTCCTTTGGTGAGAATCCTTTTTCAGAATGTAGACCAGTTATTAAAAGAAAATGGTGGCAATTTTGGAAATCAAAATATTTTACACAATAAATCAATTTTATGAAGTACATTATTATTGTTGCAGTTTTAACTACACTTTGGATGGCTTATGAAATTTGGAGAGCACCTCTAATGGAGGAGACGGATGACGGAAGAATGATAACAAAAAGACCTACAAGAAAATTGAGTGATTTATGGCGAAAGCAAAAATAGAATTTGATTTAAATGATGTTGATGATAGGTACGCCCATTTACGAGCAGTCAAATCTCTTGACTTAGCATTAGCTATATGGGACATCATCCATAACACCAAGAAATCTTTGGAATGGTCAATGGAGGGTAAGGAAATGGACAAGTATGATGCTTTAGAAATGGTATACGATAAAATTCATGAAATATTAGATGAACACAACATTAATATCGACGAATTAATCGTATAATATATTTATGATTAAAAGATAAATTATGGCGTATAGTGACAAAGTTTTAGACCACTATTCAAATCCTAAAAATGTAGGAACTTTGGACAAATCTAAAACCAACGTGGGAACAGGATTAGTTGGTGCTCCAGAGTGTGGTGATGTAATGAGATTACAAATTGAAGTAAATGATGGTATAATTACGGACGCTAAGTTTAAAACCTTTGGTTGTGGTTCCGCAATTGCGTCATCTTCATTAGCAACCGAATGGTTAAAAGGAAAAACCTTAGACCAAGCGGTTCAAATAGATAACATGGATATAGTGGAAGAATTAAATTTACCACCAGTTAAAATACATTGTAGTGTTTTAGCTGAAGACGCAATTAAATCAGCAATAAACGATTATAGAAAAAAACAAGGATTGGAAGAAATCATTTTTGAAGAAAAATATTAATTAATATGGTACAATTTATAAAAAAATATCAAAGTCAAATAGGAATGGGTTTAGCAATATCTGTTTTAGTTTTATGTTATTTCCAAAGAAAAGAAATTAATAGATTGAGACAAGAGTTAGGTCACAAACAAATTGTGGATACGACTATGATGAACATAGATAAAGAAGCGAATAAAATGTTATTAGATAGTATTAAAAAATGATAGACGTTTCAGAAAAGGCACTAAATCATATATTAGAAATAATGGTCAGTGAAGGAATGACACCAGATACACACTATCTAAGAGTTGGTGTTAAAGGTGGTGGTTGTAGTGGTTTATCTTATGTCATGGATTTTGATGATACGAAAGAAGAGTTAGATGACGTGTTTGAAGTTGATGGGGGATTAAAAGTTTTGGTTGATAGAAAGTCATTATTATATCTTTATGGAACCACTCTTACTTATTCAGATGGTCTGAATGGTAAAGGGTTTCAATGGGAAAATCCTAACGCATCACGAACATGCGGTTGTGGTGAAAGTTTTGCTTTATAATTTTTTTATTGTCAGTATTTTTTCATATATTAATACTATATGAATTTACTAGAATTATTTGCTGGAAGTCGTTCAGTAGGGAAACAAGCTGAAAAACTTGGTTACGAAGTATTTTCATCAGATTTAATATCATTCGAAGGAATTCACTACCCTATCAGTATATTAGATTTCGATGTAAAAAAAGTACCGTTCAAACCAGATGTGATATGGGCGTCGCCACCATGCACTGGTTTTAGTGTTGCAGCAATAGGTCATCATTGGAGTGGAGGTAAAGGTGCATACATACCTAAAACGGAAACTGCGAAGTTAGGTATTGAATTGGTTAAGAAAACAATTGAAATAATTGAATACTTCCAACCAAAGTATTGGTTTATGGAAAACCCACGTGGAGTTCTTCGTAAGTTAGATGTTGTGAAAGATTTACCAAGAAAGAGCGTAACATATTGTCAATATGGTGATGAAAGAATGAAACCAACCGATATATGGACCAACAGTGATGTATGGGTTCCACGTCCTATGTGTAAGAATGGTGACCCATGTCACGTCGCCGCACCAAGAGGTAGTAGAACTGGAACACAAGGTAGAGCAAATGCATATGAAAGAAGTAAGATACCTGATGAATTATGTAAAGAGATATTAAAAAGTTGTTTATGATTGAGTTAATAGGATATGTTGGTATGGTAATCACAATACTATCATTTATATTCAAAGATGTTAATAAAATAAGAATCACAAATGGAATTGCATGTGTAGTATGGATTGTATATGGATTTTTTAAAGTTTCATACCCAATAATATTGGTGAATTTAATGGTATTAGTGGTCCACCTATATTGGTTAATTAAAAATAAAAACAATGACTGATTTTATATTTTATAATGAAGAATGGAATAAACATTTGGAAAAAGATAAATCTAATGAAATATGTTCAGTGCACAATATTTTATTAGATAAAGACGGAACATGTAAAAAATGTTTAGAAGAAAATAATAAATAATATGGACATAATGATAATATTAGGTTTTGTATTCTTTGCAACAATGAGTGTTTTTGGTATCATTGATTTTATAATAAAATTTTATAAAAAAAATGAAGGTCAATAAAATTTTTGTTACTGGAGGTAGTCATTGTATTGGTGGAGGGTTTAATTGGGAAAAGGTCATAAAAATATATCAAAACATCGGGTTTGATATTAAAAATCGTTTCGAGATAACATATCCCCAATTAGTGGCAAATTATTTTGAAACTGACGTAATTTTTGAAGGTGATTTTGGAGGATCAATTAATCGTCTCATATCTAAAACATATGATTATATTTTTAATAATAATGTGAAGGATACTCTGTTCATAATAGAAATGCCACCAGGTTGGAGAGATGAATTTTATTCTATTGAATTAAATAGGTCTGTAAATATAACTATAGGAAATATTCTTTCTCCTGACGATGAAACAGATGTTGCTTGTGGATATGATGTCAAAGATTTACACAAAATACATAAGGACATTTCAAATTATTTTTACAAATTCGTTGATTATGATAGAGAAAGAAGAAAATGGATGAACGGTATTATGGGTTTATTGTCTTATTTCAAACTTAATAATTTAAAATATATTCTAATCGATTCTGGTGATTTTCAAAATTATTTGAGAATCAATAATATAAAGGAAGAAGATTATAATTTTCTGTGGTTTGATAATGGTTATGCAATGAACAATTGGATTAATGAAAAAAAATTAACAATAAGAATCGAAACCAACGGATTATCCAATGATGAACACATGGGTATTCAAGGACACAGATTAGTATGTGAAAATATTATAAAATATATCAAAAATGAATTTCAATAAAATATATACAAATGGTTGTAGTTTTACTTGTGGAGGTGGATTACATTGGGAAGACGTAAAAGAAGTATATAGAGTTCATCACAATATTGAAATTGATAATCATTTACATTTTTCATATCCATTTTTGTTATCAAAAAAACTTGGGGTAGGTTTAATCAATGATGCGGTACCTGGTGGTTCGTCAAACAGACTGGTTAGAACAACATACAAATATCTTTTTGAAAATAAAAACGACCTAATTAATACTTTATTTATATTGGAAATACCTCCATTTTGGAGAGATGAAATGTACTCCAATGAATTGGGAAGATTGATAAATTTAACAATTACTAGTATACATTCTTATTTCGATGTAACAGATTATGCCAATGGTAACGATAAAAATGATTTGAGAAAAATTCACGATAACCTAACAAATTATTTTTATAATTTTATTGAGGAAAAGTTCGAAAAAAATAAAATGATGATTAATATTTTTGGTTTAATTTCATATATGAAATTGTTAAATCTAAAATTCATATTAATTGATAGTGGAGATTTTAGACATTTTTTAGAAACACAAAATTTAACAATATGTAAAGATAATTTTTTATGGTTCGATTCAAAACCATTATGGGAATGGATGAACATGAAAAAAATATTAATTAAAAACGAAACAAATAATTTATCTAAAGATGAACATTTAGGTATTGAAGGTAATAAAATAGTTTCAAACGTGATTTATGAATATATCAAAGAAAATAAAACATCCTTTGGTTAAAGGAATAGTAAAGGAAATACAACCTAAAATATTTTGTGCACTGATTGATGACGATTATGATAGAGCAATGTTATTTTGTCGTTATCAAGAATTTTATGAATCACCAATTAAGAAATTTAGAGGAAAGTATTTTAGTTGGGTACAATACATGAGACACTATAAAGATTTTTGGAAAAAAGACACTTTTACATATCCTGTGGATTGGTCTGGATACAATATACCAAAAGAATGTATTGAAAAAGGTTTGGAGGTATTCCATAAAGAAACTGAATATGATGTTATCATGAATGATATTTATTATTTCTGTGAAAACTATCCACTTAGATTTAATAAACCAAGAGGGAAATGGTATTTGATTGGTGCTAGTAGTAAAGATTTGAAAACAGTGGACCACGAAATTGCTCACGGTTTATTTTTTACAAATAGTGATTACAGAAATAAAATGACTTCATTAGTCGACTCATTACCAAAAAATATTAGAGAAAAGGTTTTTAAAAAATTAATTAAAATGGGTTATGTAAATGATAAAAAAATATTAATTGATGAAACCCAAGCATTTATGTCCACAGGTTTATACAATGGATTAGAAACCAAAGAGATAAAAAAATATGAAAAAGAATTCATAAAAGTATTCAAAGAATATAAAATTAAAAACTAAACCAAAAGTATGCAACACGTAATTATTCCTATTATTTTGTTTATTATTTCATTTATCATATCCTATTTTTGGGTTAGGGGTATAGATTACATGAATGTAAATCATTCAGATTATAAGGGTGAAGATTTTTTAAATTGGGATAAAAAAAATGACTGGCCGTAAGAAAAATGACAGGCCCGACATGGTCGTCTACGATGATGAAAAAGGATATTACCAAAGAGAATTAATCTATGGTAGTAATATTGGTGCACCCGCAATAAAAATTGACGACGTTAAGGGTTGGAAAAGTAATCAAGCAAATGTTGCTAACAAACAATTTAGAACCAAATATGAAGAACTAAAAGAGGAATACAGAAAGTTAATTGATGAGGTGAATTGGAATGAATTAGTGTATTCTTCGCAGTATAGTTTTATACCATCTATTGGTGAAATTTATCACCTTTATCTGAGAGATGACGATACCACGTTTCTATCTCTCATATCACCAGAACAATGGAATAAAAAGTATATTGGGTCATTTAAGTTAGACTCAACACAGAAATGGATAAAAGTATCCGTATAGGATATTTATAATAATATGAAAAGAATTCTCAGAGAACAACTTGAAAGAATCCACAGACTAAATTATGGTAATAGGGTATTGAAAGAAGGTTTTTTAGATACTTTATTGGGTGATGACAATGAAGATGTTAAAAAGATTGACGACCCTAAAAAGGCCGATTTAGTTGGATTAACAGACAAAAAGGAGAAAATTTCTGACGATAAGTTAGTTTTAGATTTTTATAGAACATTGGACGAGTCAATACAATCAGGAGGTTTGAAACAACAATCCTATGGTTCAATGTCATATCAAAAAGGTGTAGAAACCATGCAAATTGGTTTATTACTTCTTGGTTATGAATTACCAATTCATGGTGTTGACGGTTTATTTGGTCCTGAGACGGCAAATGCTGTCAAGAGTTTTATGGATAATAACTTTGGTCAAAATCAAATAAACGAAGATACCTTATCATCACCAATCGGATCAACAGTTATTAATTCACCTTTTGGTGACAGACATGGTCGTAAACATGCCGGTATAGATTTGAAAGCAAATTCTGGAACACAAATTAAATCTCCTTTAGATGGAGAAGTAATTGATGCCGGTATTAAACAAGATAATTGTGGAGGGACAATTTTTATACAACATGCGGATGGTTTTAGAACAAGATATTGTCATTGTAAACAAATTAATGTTACTAAAGGTGATAAAGTAAGTAAAGGTGATGTAATTGGTTTATCAGGAGGTGCTGCCGGTGATGTTGGAAGAGGAAGGTCAGATGGTGCACATTTACACTTTGAAGTTTATAAGGATGGTCAAGTTGTTAACCCAGAAGAATATTTAGGATCAGAAGTTGGTCAATATGTAGGGGGAACAAAAGAATTTGTGATGACCTTTGCAACACCAGAAATGTTATCCAAATTAAAAGAAATGTTGGAACAAAAGGGAGTAACACCTAAAGATATAAAACAATATATTGACCCGGTAACCACAGGTGGGGGAGAAAGTTTCACAGATTTGGATATAATGACGAGTGAAGGTTTTGATAATTATGCAAAAATTTGTGATGCTTTTATATCTAAAAGACAACCCAATCCTTTAGGAATCACAGGAAAAATGATGGCATCTTCAGCAAGGAAAGCGTTCGAAAGATATCAAAAATATGTTCCAGCAGAATTGGCGTTAGCTCAACTAGCAGCTGAAGGAGGTATTGGAAACTCTGATTTGAATATTAGACCAATTAAGACTAAAAATCCTTTTAACGTAGGTAACGTCGACAGTGGAAAAAACATCTACAGAGAAACCGTTCAAGATGGTATTGATGCATATTACAATCTTATTGCAAAGGATTATTTAGGAAAGGGTAAAACGGCAAATGATTTGACGAAAAACTTCGTAAATAAAGACAATCTTAGATATGCAGGTCCAAAATACGAGGCGTCGGTTTCGGCAATAGCGAGAGAGGCAAACAGAATAGCTAAAAATTTAGGAATTTCTTAATAAATTTTTTTGTTTAATCAGAAATATTGATTAAATTAGTGTTCTAAAACTTACATTATGCCAAAAGAAACTTGCATCATGTGTGGTAAAGAAACACACGAAGAGATTACAACTCACATTGATTTCAGAACTGGTTACATTGAAGGTGCTGGTCAGTTATGTATTGAATGTTACAACAGAGGTAACCAATCAAGTCGTAACATGATTACCATACCAGAACATTATGTTAAATCTTATCCTAACGATTTTGAACTTGGGGGTAAGGTAAGAGAATATTACTATTCAATTTACCACGATAGAGAAACCGTTTCAGAAAATCAATGGGTATGTAAATATTGTGGTAAAGACACCTCAAACGTAGAATATGATTATTTATCAGGTTCCGACCATTTAAGTTGTGTGTTAAGTCAAGAGAAAACGAATCCTCAATAAATGGGTAGATTATTTACGTTTGGGTGTAGTTTTACTGAAGATTTTGAAAATGTTGTTTTATCTTATAATAATTCTTCGTTCAATAAAACAATTGAAAACAGACCCTCACAAATAAAATACATTGAAGATTATTTAAATGGAGAAATACCGGAATCTTGGCCGAAAATTTTAGGTAGACTACTAAATAAAGATGTAATAAATTACGGTCATGGAGGTAAATCTAATTATGATATTTTCGAAAGAGTTTGTGAACAGTCCCATCAATATTCGAAAGAAGATATTGTTATAGTTGGTTGGACTCACTTTACGAGATTTAGATGGCCGACTATAGATGGATGGAATCCTATATTTACAAATTACATTGAAAATATGGGACCTAATTATCCCGATAAAGAACTACATGAAAAAATTATAATTTCAAGAGACAATAAATGTGTTATTGATGAAATTTATAATTTCCAAAAACTATTAATTAATCTCTCAATAAAAATCGGATTCAAATTATATTTTTGGTCTAGTTGTTATAGAATCATAAACGGGGAGGATAATCTGTTTAAGAATAACTCAATATATCTAATTAACAATTTGTTGAAAAATACAAATAATTTTTTTGGTGTATTGAAAAAATATGGTGCAAAAACTATTATGGAAGAAACAAATAAGGTAATCATAGATTCACATTTAGGAAAAACTGGACACGAAGTTCAAGCAAAATTATTTTATGAACATATTTTACTTAGATAAAAATGTGACCAAATGTGCTCAATATCATAACGACAAACATGTTGTCAAAATGATATTAGAGACCGCCCAATTACTTTGTGGTAGTCATTGGGCAACAGGTTCCGAAGCACCATATAAACTCTCACATAAAAACCACCCATGTTCAATTTGGGTCCGTGAGGATTTAAATAACTATCTATGGTTGTGTGAGTTGGGTTTGGAATTATGTAAAGAGTATTCGTATAGATATGGTAAGAGACATAAGTCCCAAGAAATAATTGAATGGTGTATTTGTAATAAACCAAATGTTCCTGATATAAAGTTCACGTCACCACCTAAAGCAATGCCTGATATCTATAAAGTGGACGACCCCGTACAGTCATATAGAAACTATTATTTGGGTGATAAAAAGGATTTTTGTGTTTGGAAGGGAAGAAATACCCCTAAATGGTATAAAACCCAAGATTAAGAGTATTTATATAGATATAGAATTATACTCAAATGAAAGAAATATCTAAGAAAGAATTGATGGAACAATTGGAAATGGGTGAATTGGCTTATAAACCAAAAGGAACTCAAGACACATCGAATAAAATACCTAAGTTCAGACCTATTTTTAGACCAGGTAATGAAACAGATATACCAGATGCTTGGGAATTAAACCCAACACAAACACCTGATGGAGGTCAATTATTTGTTCCAACAGATTGTGAAGAAGTTCAATCTTTTATCGAAAATAACAAAGAGTGGTTGGATGAACTTGGTTTAACTACCAGTTTGGAACCAATGTTACATGCTTGTAAGAGAACTAAGTATCAACCAAGAAATGTTAAAGCTGGTACAACATATACACCTTCAGGTGTATCTAAACCGGCGACAACAAAAATAAAGATTCAATTAAATAAGTTAGTTGATGAATACATGGCTAATCCTGAAATCTCATCTAAGTTAGAGAAATTAAGTATTCCTGAAGTTAGAGCGAGAGATAGAAAACATTTGAACAGATATGGTAGAGTTGATAATGATAAAATTGTTTATCAAACACATACTTTTAATTCATATGAAACCTCACAACAATTTTTAAAATTTGTTACTGCAAGAATTAGTGGTAAACCGGTTGAGGATAAGTTTAAATCGTACCATTTAGCTCGTCAATTCAACAACCAATATATGCGTTGGGAAGAAACCAGAAAAAATGAAAAACATTATCAAGGAAAGACAGATGCATATATGTTGGACAAATATGGTTTCGACGAAGATAATTTGGATGTTACAGTTAGAATGGACTTTAAGATTGAAGGAACAAAAATGAATAACCAATATCTATGGGTTATAAACTTCAAAACAAAGTTTGGTAGAAAGTTAAAAGAAGAAAGATATATTAGAGGTGGTTTGAAT